AAGAGAAAGAACAGAAGATCGATTTTGCGGCGGTTCTCAAATACAACAAGTGCCATGATACGGGTTCAGGCCATACGGGACATTTTGCGTCGAATTGTGGGAGTGGCGGGAGTGGGAGTGGCAAGGCGCTCAGTGGTAAAGAACGTGACTTAGCGATGGATGCCGCCCGTAAGAAGCGGAGTGGAAAAGGAGTGGCCCTTTCTACGAGCTTGTCTCCCTCCCAGAAGCAGATGCAGATTGAGCTAGCCCGACAAGCGAAGAAGCCTGTCCACAAGGTCCATAACGCCGAAGAAGCCGTGGCTCTGGTGTTGAAGGGTGAGAACGTTGAGATTCAAGACACCAAGCATGTGCATACCCTCCTCAAGAAGCTCGGGGAGATGGCGATAGAAGCGAAGAAGAACAAGTCAGAAGCGGCCAATTTCGATCCCTGCACCATTACCGTGAAGGGTGTGAGCTTGTTCTGTTCGGAGAAAATCAAGACCAAAGAATTTCCTCACGGCATTCCTCGTATTGAGATGCCGCAGTTCAAGTCCAAGAACCCCGTCCCGGGGAGTGAAGCGGACAAACTCCCACGGAAGCATGGGGAAGTGGATGCGACCCAAGCGTTTCTGGATCACTTAGAAGCGAGTGGAGTCAAGACCGATCCCAATGGCAAGATGCTCGCTCGGAAGCTGAAGGCCAGTCAAGCCGAGATGGAAGGGGCCAAAGTTGCGGGCATGATGTTGAACCCGGAGTTTAACCCCAAGGTATCGAAGATTACGGTGTCCCGAGATGGCTATGTGGTGGACGGACATCATACATGGGCCGCAGCGATTGGCCGCGATGCCGAAGATGGCAATCTCGATAACGACAAAGAGATGGAAGTTGCGGTCATTGATCTTCCCATGTCGGAGATCTATCTCCTGTCGAAGCAGTGGACAAAGACCTTCGGGTTACCCGCCGCAGGAGTGAAGAAGATGGAGTATCATACCGTGTTAAGGAGAACCTATGCCGCAGCCTGAGAAGCCGAAGCCTGATGTGGGTCTGCCGGGAAAGCCGGGGGATCGTCCGGATGCTGGACGCCCCGGTAAGCCGGGTGAACAGCCTCATCCCGAGCAACCAATTGCACCAACGCCTCCTCCGACGCCGACCCCGCTCCCAGCGGAGCAGCCGCCACCTCCGACGCCCGCGTAAGAGGGAACCATGCTGGTCCTGAAGTCCGATGAACAACAGATCGTCTCGGTGGCACCCGGATACTGGGTGTCATCAGACGGTTGTGTGTGGTCTACACGTCCACTGAACGGGCGAGGACCACTGTTGTCTTGGGACCAGCGTAGAGAGTTGAAACAAACTGTGCAGCCACAGAACCACTATCGAACAGTTGTTATTGATAGGAAGACTGTGGCTGTTCATGCTTTAGTGTTGACTGCGTTTGTTGGTCCATGCCCACCGGGTAAACAATGTCGTCATTTGGATGGAAACAAAGCTAATAACAAGCTGGATAATTTGGTGTGGGGTACCTGTGTTGAGCAGTCTGAGGATCGTGCTAGGCACGGCACCAAGTTGATAGGATCAAAGATTGGAACAGCTAAGCTAACTGAGGTGCAAGTGTTAGAGGCTCGTAGCCTCACACAAATTATGAGCTATCGGACCCTTGCCAAGAAATTTGGAGTGAGCCGGTCTACTATTGCTCATGCGGTATCTCCAACCGGAAATAACTGGAGGCACCTGTGAAAGAAGAATCAAAACTTGTTATCAAATCAGAGGAATTGCAGATAGTGATGGGGGAAGTTTATGCCCCGAATCGCCCTGATGCACAGGGTGAGTACATGACGGCTGTGGAGATTCGGAAGATGGCCCATCAATTCATTCGCTCCGGTAAGATGGGGCAGATTGACTTGATGCATGGGAACAAAGTGGTGAAGGGAGCGAGTGTTGTTGAATCCTTTGTCGCTGAAGACGATGATACGCGCTTCCTTCCCAGTTCATGGGTGATTGGCGTCCATATCCCTGACACGGGCCTGTGGGAGTCCATTAAGAAGGGTGATATCAACGGGTTCAGTATGGAAGCTCTGGTCACCCGTCATGATATGGAAGTCGAGGTAGAGATACCTCCGGTTGTGACCGGGATGACCAGTAAGTCCGAAGATCATCAGCACAAATTCTTCGTCACGTATGATGCGCTTGGGCAATTCAAGGGTGGCATCACCGATACCATAAATGGGCATTTTCATTCCATCGTGGCAGGCACTCATACCCAAGATGCGGCAGGCCATCGGCACCGCTTTTCCTCTGTCGATAACGTCCGCATTGTGAGTTAAAATCATGGCACGAATGAAGTTGAAGCAGTTGCGTGATGCCGACGTTCGGTATATCTCGCTGGTGGATCGAGCCGCCACCCGCATTCCCTTCCGAGTACTGAAGCGTGACAAGGAGAGTAAGATGGGCATTGATCTGACGAAGGTGTTCAAGTCGGATGGCACCGGGAAACCGTATGTTTCGGCCTTGGTGGTCTTTGCCCAGAAAGATGACGCGGCTGGGACGCAGATTCATGACGCGATCAAGGCACACGGTTTCACTACGGAGCGCGTCCAGAAGTCCGACGAAGGTGAAACGCTCGTGTTCGCACAAGCCGCCCAGTCTGGGGAGACTCAGATCGTGCGTCTGAGTGACCAGTTGCTGGTCAACGTGTCTGGCCTGAAGATGCCAGCGGGCTGGATGGGCGAGATGATCGAGAAGCAGGGCTTCTTCCCTGATCTCAACCTTGCGACCGAGGCGTTGTACGAACAGGTCACCATGGTGTCCAAGTCGGAGACGCCACAGGAAGATGCCTCAGCGGTGCTGGGCAGTTACGCCGCGTATCTGGACCAGATGATCATTCTCCCTTCGGCATGCTTCAAGCTGGACGAAGTGATTCGAGAGATCGTTCAGAAGTGCTCGTGTGAGGAAGCGGAGAAGGGTGAAGTCAAGCCGGGAGAAACACCCGCTGAGAATCCCGCCGCCAAGTCCATCAAGGAAGAGTCCGAGGCCGACAAGAAGAAGCGCGTCAAGGACCACCCGCCCGCAGAGATGGCCCCGGTTGACGAGGAAGACGACCAGAAGCCGCCTCCGGATGAAACCTACAAGGCTGAAGTGCTGGCCGCATTGACTGGGCTCAAGGACACCATCACGTCACTGAGCACGAAGGTCGAGGCGGTTGCCACGGAGCAAGGTGAGCAGAAGAAAGTGCTTGACGAGGTAGTCAAGAAGGCTGACACTCTCAACGAGACGTTGGAGTCCACGGTGAGTGCGCCCCCTGTGCCCGCAGATCGTCCGCGCACGGATTCACGGATGCGAGTGGATAAGAGGGACGACGATCCACGGACGGGTAACTTCGATACGGCCTTCCTCCGTCGTCGCCGGTAGGAACCGTTTAGTTCTTTCAACAACGTTTTGAACGAGGAGAGAGTCCATGACGAACGAGGAAGTCATTCGGAAAGCGGATCTCGCACTGAGTGATCTGGAAACGGCAGGCAAACTGAATCCGGAGCAGACCGACCGGTTCATTCGGACGCTGATTGACCAGCCCACGCTGCTGGCCGCTGTCCGAACGGTTGCCATGGGCGCTCCCCAGATGAAGATCAACAAGATCGGCTTCGGGTCGCGCATTCTGCATCCCGCAGTAAGTGCCACCCCACTGCCCGATAACCTCCGGTCGAAGCCTGACCTTGGACAGGTGCAGTTGGAAACCAAGGAAGTCATCGCGGAAGTCAACATTCCGTACGATGTGCTGGAAGACAACATCGAGCGGGGCAACATCAACGTGCCGATGCAGACCGGCGCGGGTGGGTTGCATCAGACCATCGTGGACCTGATTGCGGAACGTGCCGCACTCGACTTGGAAGAACTGGCGATTCAGGGCGACACCACGAACGTGGCCGATCCCTATCTGGCCTTGCAGGACGGCTATCTGAAGATGGCGACTGCCAACGTGGTCAGTGTCGGTGGAGCCTTTGACAAGGCAGCGGTGAAGCAGGCTCTCAAGACCATGCCCACCCGCTATCTCCGGAACCGAGCGGCGATGAGCCACTTCGTCTCGATTGACAACGAGACGGAGATCCGCGATCAGTACGGCGCACGGCAGACGGCACTCGGTGATGCCCAGATTCAGGGCATGCTCCCCGTGTACGTCTACGGGTCGAAGGTGACTCCCGTGGCGCTCATGCTGGGCACCAGCGGCCTGTTCACGGATCCGATGAACCTGATCTTCGGCATCCAGCGCAACATCATGATCGAGTACGACAAGGATATCCGCGCCCGGGTGTTCATCATCGTGCTGACCGCTCGTATCGATTTCCAGATCGAGGAAGCGAACGCGGTGGTGAAGTACACGGGCATCACGGGAAGCCGGTAAGCCTTCTGGTTATGTAATTGCATCACGTATCCCGGGAGGTAGCAACGTGGCCGAAGAAAAGAAATCGTTTGAGAAGAAATTCGAAGAGAAGAAAGAGATCGTCGGGGCGGGAACACCGATGACTCCGGAAGAAGTGCAGGAGAACGAGCGGCAGTTGGAGCGGGAACGGAAAGAGCGGGAAGAGAAACAGCAAGTGGAACGGAATGTTCCTCCTGACTCCGAGATGAACCAGCCGCCCACTCCGTCGCATCCGGAAACCGTTCGATCCGCACGCGCAACAGAGCAGGAAAGCGGCGAGTCCAAGGCAAAGCGCGTGGACACGGCTGACGTCGATCCCGCTGGCGAGAAAGCTCCCGCTGGCTGGGGCAAAGCGCCCAAGGTCTTCGTGATGACCAACGTGGATGGCGAAAAGCTCTACGTCACCCTCAAGCAGTGGGCGAAGTACGGTCAGAAGCTCCGTGCGGCTGGCTGGACGACTCCCGAGTTTGCCGAAGGGGATCCCGGGGGCAACGAGGAGATCCCGCAGAATGTGGACTGGGGGAAGGACTCACCCGAAGAGGCGTTGTACAGCCCGAGCGGTTCTGCCGCCACGATGCCGAAGACGAAGCTCGACACCACGCCTCCGAAGAAGTAACAACCGTTCACCACGGAATTACGAGGGGCCAAGTCACGGCCCCTCATTTTTTGCAACTGATTGCACAGCACAAGGAGTGTGACGAATGGCGCTACGCACTGAGAGACAGAAGACTTCGACTGACGAGACGACCGTCTTGGAACTGGCGCTCTACAAGATCTTCACATGGCAAGACCGGAAGTTTGAAGCAGGCAAGCCCTATCGATTCCGCAACGAAGATGCCATCGTGCTGATGGGCGAACGGGATCATGACCGACCCATCTGGAAGCTGTATCGGCCTCCGGTGGTGCGGCAGTCCACCCAGCCGGTCATCGTGGATGCGACCAGCATACAGCCTACACCTCCCATGAACGAATTCGGTGAGCCTGTCACGCCCAAGGAACAGAAGCGCATCGAGATCGGGGATGACAGCGAGATCTCCGACATTCTAGAACAGGCCGGTTCTGAAGGGGACGTCACGGTCTGACATGCGGCAAATGCCTCTGTTTGTCGATCCGCAGGATGTGATTCTGCGGATGCAGTTGGACAAGACGCTGACCGGCATCGAGGATGTGGTGGCGTCAGGGATTGCTGCTGCCCAATTGCATGTCGAACGGATCATTGACGGGCATCTGGCCAGACGGGCACAGAACTGCGGGTACTTCATAGACGCAGAAGCCTTCTCAGGCATCTCCCCGGGCGGTCTGTACCGTCTAGAGGTACCGAGTGGGTTGGTGCGTCAAGACGTGCCACAGGTCATCACAGCGTCTGACGGAGCCATCTACGGTCCCTTCACAGGCTCCTACGCGGCGGTTGACCAGTCGCTGATGAAGATGGACCACAACCGGGGCTACCTCTACGTGGATGCCCAGACGTATGGCAACCATCACGTCAAGCTCCAATGTGTGACCGGCTTCGAAGACGGCACTCGACCCCTTTCGATAGAGGGTCTGGACGTCTGGTCGGACACGGTGCAGTATGAGCCGGGTCAACAGGTGCAGTACAACGACGTCGCCTATACTTGCACGGCTATTCCTCCCGTAGCCGCCTCTCCCCTCCAAGCGACCTACTGGACGCCTGCTATGGTGCCACAGGAACCCCTTCCTGACGCCCTCTACGAAGCCATCATGTCACTGGTCCCGATGGTGTTCAACGCTCAGCAGACCACCAATCGGAGCGATGAAGCCAAGAACCAGTATGTGACCTTGACAGACCACGCCAACCTCCTCCTCCAACCCTACGTCCGCACACAGGGCTTTACCTTCCGGTCGATATGAAGCTCCTGACTGTCTCGGTGCAAGGCCAGCCGGGACTCCTGAAATCCATCGCTGGATTGAAGGACGCTCTCGATACGCGGAAGATCTTGGATGAAGGTGCCGCCGTCATCTACAACCGGATGCGAGCCCGCTTCTTAGTGGAGACGGATCCACTTGGGAACAAATGGCCCCCCAGTCAAGCGGCCCTCCGTCGTGCCCGTAGTGGTCGTGGTGGCGGCACTCTGTTTGATACTGGTAAATTGTTTCGTAGTATTCAGTTGTACGCCGACAGTATCAACACCCGAGCGATTGGTACCAACGTCACGTCACCGACTGGCTTCCCCTATGCGGAGAAACATCAGTTCGGGATTGGGTTCCCACAGCGGCAGTTCTTAGGCTTCGCAGATGAAGATCTGGATATGATGGTGAAGGTGATTCTCCGTCGTGTGGCCGCTGGGCTGAAACAAGGCACGGTGCCATGAGCAAACTCACCGACGTCCTTGAAGAAGCCAGCACGAAATTGCTGCAATTGAATGCACCACCCGTCAACCTCACGGGCAAGGTGGTCGTGGCTTATGACGAGAACGATCTCCTTGACGTGCTGAAGGGTGTGAAATCGTATCCGGCTGTCGGTATCATCTACGAAGGCATGCGCTCCATGTCCGAGCCCGGGCCAACTGCCGTCGTGGGCCTCTCGTGTGAGATCATTCTCGGTTTCGTGTTAGTGGAGCGGGGCGATGAGATTCACCGCACGGGCCAGAAAAAAGTCCGAGCGATAGAATATCTCGATGCGATGCGCTTGCAGTTCATGGGCAAGAAGAGTGACATCACGAAACACTTTTGTCATTTCGATGTCGAGAGCCCAGCGGCTCTGAGAACCGGTGCCGTGTGCTGGGTACAGAGATGGTCACTACCAGTCCAGCTACCCCATCAACCCCGCTAGTTTCCTGTATCCTTCCTACCAAGAACCGTGCGGCGTACATCCCGCACGCCATCCGGTGCTTTCAGTCACAAACTTACCCGAAGAAAGAATTAATCATCGTAGACAATGGAAACGATGATACGGCCTATCTCATCCCTGCTGATCCGAATATCAAGTATGTCCCGGTTATGGGTGAACATCGTACCGGGGATATGCGGAACCTGTGTGTGCGGCATGCGACGGGAGACGTCATCTGCCACTTCGACTCGGATGACTGGTCCGCGCCTGATCGAGTGACGGATCAGGTTACTCGTCTGGGTACGTTCGGGGTGGTGACTGGTTACCATTCGATGCTGTTCTATGACCAGCGGGATGGGGTGTGTTACTTCTGGCAGTTACGACATGCGTCCGTTCAGTATGTCCTCGGCACTTCCTTGTGTTATCGCCGGGAGTGGTGGCGGCACCATCCGTTCGAATCGCTGCAAATCGGTGAGGATATCCGTTTCTACCGACAAGCTCTCCGAGAAGCCCACCGACTGGTGCCCATCGCGCCCGCCCGACAGTTGATGGTGGCCCGAGTGCATGACCAACAGACGTGCCCGAAGTCATTGGGCGGGACCAGCTACCAACGAATGCCCCCAACAGCCCTCCCCAAAGAATTTCCATGCGCTTTAACCTCATAAGCAACATCGCCAATGGGGTGGGGCTCCAACAGGACTATGAACTACTCCGTCGAGAGCTAGAGAAGCGTGGGCACACGGTCCAAGGCGTCCAGTTCAACGCCAAGCCTTTCCTCATCACGCCTGCGGATGTGAACATCTTTTTGGAGGTGGTCGTTCCTACGGCCTTCTCAGCGGCCAAGCAGCAGTGGGTGGTGCCTCACCCCGAATGGTGGTTTGAAGGGTGGGGAGACTACCAGTGGGATTTGGTACTCGCCAAGACCCATGACTGTTACAACATCTTCGCCCCAAAGTTTGGGCCACGGTGTCGGTATATCGGCTGGCTGGCGAGAGATCTCTACAACCCTGATATTCCCCGGGAGCGACGATACCTCCATGTGGCGGGGAAGTCTCATTTCAAAAACACCACAGCCGTCCGAGAGGGATGCCAGATTGCTGGGGTGCCGTTGACACTGGTAGCTGAGCCTACTCGCGTGACTAACACCCATCTGGCTTTCATGATGAATTCGCACTTCTGTCAGATTATGCCCTCAGCGTATGAAGGCTATGGGCATGTGCTTCATGAAGCCTTGGGGGCAGGACAGATTGTGATTACGACAGATGCGCCTCCGATGAATGAATTGACGCCCACGGTGCTTGTGAGGAGTGAAGGAACACGAAAGCACCATGCGGGCCTCTTACACAGCGTATCGGCACGCGACGTCGCCCGGGCGATTCATGTGGTGATGAAGATGTCCCCGTCTGAGGCCCAGCAATGGTCTGACCGAGCACGGGCTCAGTTCCTCCAAGATGAACAGGACTTCCAATACGCCTTGTATGAGTTACTGAAATGACGCTAATAAAAGGGTGTGGTTCATACTCGTGAAGGATATCGTTATCATCCCGACGTTTGAACGTCCGGAGATGCTGTGGCTGTGCATGGACTATCTCGCCGCCTGTCCAGATAGCCAGCATGTCCAGATCCGTGTCTACGTGGATGCTCATATCGGCCAACCTCAACCCCCTCGTGCCGAGATTAAGACAGTCTTAGAGAAATTCCCGCAGTTATCCATTCAGACGTATCTTCGTCCTCCTCATGCCTTTCACGGGAACAGCTATAACATTCTGATGGCCTATAAGGATGCGTATGAAACAGATGCCAGATACGTGTTTCTCATCGAAGACGATGTGATGATTCACCCCGACTTCTTTGCATGGCACTGGTATCAGCAAACGATGAAACCCCTTGGATGTAGCATTGCTGTCCTCAAGAATACGACACATGGCATCTATGCCTCGTTGGGGGTGTGTTTCCGGAGGGAGATACTGCGGTCTATCCTTCCTCACTGCCGCCCCGCGTATTTTCAGGATATGCGGAAGTATTGCCGAGCGCATTTCGCTCCGGCCAAGTTTGATTGCGAACAAGATGGGTTGTTCTGCCGCCTCCTCCGGTTTCAGTCAATTGTATGGGCGACGACGGCTCCTCTTGCCCAGCATGTGGGGTGGTATGGCTATCATCGGCGGAAGAGTATCCGTCCACAGGGCACGTTAGAACAACGGTATGCACAGGTCAAGAAAGCCTTGTCAAATAGTGAGATATTGCGAGAATGGGTCAAAGATTTTCATGATATTAATCCCTTGCAAATGAGTGCAGACTGATGCACAGTACTGCCACAGCCCGACAGGTTGTCACGTTCAAAGGAGAACGCTGATGAGTATGGTAAATGTTTCAAACTTGGGGTTTGGTGGTACGGGTATTCCCGACGCTTTGCCCCAAGCGGTTGCCGAACTACAGGGCCTTCGAATGATCGTGGTCAACGGAGCCGTGAACGGAACACTGAT